GCGGGTGCACTCGGGATTGCTTGCGCAAGAGCCTTCTTCATTACTTCCGCTTTAGACCGATAGACACCTAAACTGACCAAAGAAAAACCCACTACGGCTGGGCTTACGGCTGCGGTGGAAGAGAGTAAATAGACAAAAATCTCGACAACCGAAGCCCATGCGTAGTGGGTTATGGTGTCTATTTACTCGCGCTTCCACACGCGTGACCGTCTTTCTCCGGACGAACATAGACTACAACCCAAAAAATAATTTTGTCAACCAGTCTTTATGCGCAAGTCCTCAGCGGTGTATTTTTTCTTAATCATGGCTTCTTGAATCGATGGGTATAGGTCTTTTTGTTCTGCGCCATACGTCTGACCGTAGCCCAAGTTCATCATCCGGTGTGGTTGCCGCATGTCTTCAGCGGACATATATCCGGCAATCCGATAATTTGGCATCTTGCCCACGACCAAACAATAAACGTCCACGTCAGAGGTTTTGTGGGGAAGTACTAATAGTTTGCCTGTCGGGTAATGGGTGTGCTTGATATCGACATGTCTGCCACAAATATCCACGGCATCGACATCCGTTAAATCCCTGACGATATTGAAATCGGGATATGCGTTGTTTGCCTTGCACCAAGCAAGCTCGGCGGCAAACCCTTCTATATGAATCTCTAGGTCACTGCGGGGATCGCGCTTTAGGTTTGTTCTGTTTAAAAGCTCCGCGTTTTCCTGCCGTAGCTTCCCAAAGTACTTAGCTACTTCTATTTCCATTTCATTCAGGCTTACTTGCATCTTTCTCTCCTTCTATGCTTTTTTTAATGATGACGATGGCTTCGTCTAAGTCCATGTCCAAGACCGCTCCGGTTGGGCGTATAACGTCATACATAAGCAGGTAGTGTGTGGCGTACACCCTGACCCGCCACGGCTGCCTAGAGCGACGATACGCAAGCATAGGCATCAGTTTCGCTAGGTCTGCCTGTTTCACCGCCTGATTCCACCATGATGTAAAATCAGGTTGTTCAACCCGCTTTACCTCCAGTGCAAATCCCCCAACCTTCGTGTCGTAGCCGCCTTCCCTAGTCTGTACTAGGTTCCGCTTTACCTCTACGCCCAAAGCTTCCGAAATGAGTTTAAACAACTCCCTTTCGGCAGACGCTCCTTTTGTCCTTGAATTAACCATGTGTCATCCGAAAGTGGTATTGAAACGTTGACTTATATGTAAACTGGTTGTATGATTCAAACCGAAGTGTTACATATAAAGGCATTATATGCAAATCACCAATAAATACAACCTTCCTATACCACTTGTTCGCGCAGTAACCAACAGCGAGTACAACGCAGGGAAGTCCGATATCACGGTTAGCCGTTTGATCGACAGTCCTCGGATCAACGTGCTGACCAAAAAACATCTAGCTAGTATTGAGATCGACGCGATGGAGCTAGTCCTGTCATCGATGGGCACGGCGCTGCACAGTCTGTGGGAAAAGCATTCGGATGAAAAAGAAATCTCTGAGGAGAGGTTGTTTACCAAGATCAATGGATGGACGGTATCCGGACAGATCGATGCGCAGGTTGTTGAACCGGACGGTGTGATTGTTCGTGACTACAAGACCACATCTGCGTGGGCGGTCATGCACGACAAGCGCGACTGGGAGTTGCAGCTAAACCTTTACGGTTGGCTTGTCGAGCGCGTGAAAGGCGTAAAAGTAAAACGTCTAGAGATCATCGCCTACATCAGAGATTGGGCACGGCGGGATGTTGGTAAAGAGAATTATCCTGAAACGCCGATTGTTATTTTGGAAAAGAAACTTTGGTCAATGGAAGACCGCGAGAAGTATTTACTTGAGCGGTTGAACGTACATGCGGAAGCCGATGCAAGCATCACGCTTGGCGGCGATATTCCCAAGTGCAGCGCAGAAGAACAGTGGAGGAAACCGGAAACCTTCGCTGTTATGAGAAATAAAAATCCGGATAGGGCTTGGCGTGTATTCCCGACAAAGGAAGAAGCCGAGAATTTTGCGTCTCAACAGAAAGATGTGACGGTAGTTACACGCAAAGCCGAGGCAACACGTTGCCAAAACTTTTGCAAGGTTGCATCTTTCTGCGATCAATATAAGGATGAAAATGAAATACTCTGAGATAGCAGCAATCAACGTTAATGACCACGTTGAAAAGAAACAAAACCTGTCGTACCTGTCGTGGGCTTGGTCGGTTGACTCATTGCTACGTTTGGATGAGAACGCCACTTGGGAATACACACGACCGGAGCAGTGCGGTAACGACACTTTGATGGTGTTCTGTTCTGTGACCGCGTTTGGACGTACACGTAAGGCGCAGTTGCCTGTGATGGATCACCGCAATAAGGCGATCTCTAATCCTGATGCGTTCCAAATTAACGTTGCCATGCAGCGTTGTCTAGCCAAAGCGATTGCTCTACATGGTCTAGGTTTGTACATCTACGCCGGAGAGGACTTGCCGGAAGCTGAGGCTAAGGCTGAAGTCAAGACGGAAGAGAAACCCCAAGTTAAGGACGAGTCCGCTGAGGTGTTTAGCGGTGAGATTGACGTTCCTGAAAAGCTAGGCGAAGCCGATGCGATTGAGTTTATTTGTAATTTTGTTACTGAGTTCATCCCGACCATCAACGATACGGATGGATTACGTAGCTTTTGGAAGAGCAACAAGACGCAGTTAAACCGTGTGCAAGCGTTCAGCAAGCCTAAGTTTGCCGCTCTTGAAGCTGCCTTTAAAACCCGCGCAGGAGAATTGAAATGAAAGCAGGAAAGCCAATCGACTATAACCGTGACTACCCCAACACTGGCGTGATGTTTAAACGCAAAGCAGAGGGTAAGCAACCAAACCATGCTGGATCTTTATACATCGCCGGAGAAGTCTTAGAGCACATCCTCAAGCGCCACGAGGATGGCAAGGACGTGGTACTAGAGTTAGCCGGATGGGATAGAACCAGTAAAGCCGGAAACGGTTTTATGAGCATCTCCGTCAAAGCTCCTTACAAGCAAGACGATGACATCCCATTTTAAGATACCAACGAGCCAGTTTGAGGCTGTCAAGGTAGCCATCAAACAGGACAAGACAGGGTACGTCTTAACGCTGTCCATCCACCCTGACGAGGTTCCGGAGGAAATCCTCCGCGACTTCGTTGGGGCGCGGTATCAGGTGGTCATGGTGCGTTTAAACGAAGACCAGTCGGTATTCCCCCGCAAGCAACGCAGCGGTGTGGTATCGGCTGCGGGCATCCTGTGTAGGGATAAAGCCTTTTGGGATTTTCTTTACGACATTGACGAGCTTGTCACTAAAGATGAGCGCTCTGCCGTAGAGGCATTGCATCGCATCATTGGCATCGACTCTCGGTCTGAGTTGGCAGAAATCCCCAAAGCCCAAGAGGCGTACGACCTACTGGTAACGGATTTTAAGCGTTGGAAGGAAATGGGGGTGGACGACAAGGAGCCACCGTTCTAATGGCTACCAAGGAAGAGAAGCGGTGGATGAACGACTTAGTTGAGGTAGGTTGTATAGTTTGTCGTTTAAATGGTGTATATTCACCACCTGATATCCACCACGTGCTTAGAGCCGGTAAACGCCAGTCCCACCTTTTCACGATACCGTTGTGTCCTATTCATCACCGTAGTGGAAACAATAACGAGATAGCTACATCAAGGCATCCATATAAGAGGGAATTTGAAAGAAGATACGGAACAGAAAATGAACTCCTCGAACAAACAAAACTCTTCGTCAACGAGCTACGCGGTGGAAAATAATGTACCAGTTCCCCCTAAGAGATACGCACGTAAATCAAAATATCCGTTCGATACGATGGCTCCAAACCAATCCGTATTGATCCCCGGGAAAACTTACGCAGCGGTCATTGGCGTGCTACGCAAGCACAAAGCAGAAGGCAAACGCTTTGTGGTGCGTAACAGCGATCAGGGTATACGCGTGTGGAGAATTGAATAGAATCCCCTAGGACTGACAAGTCTCCCTCTGTCAGTTCTTTTGCCCCGCTTCGGCGGGGCTTTTTTTACTGCTGCACCGCCTTCACACGTTCGTTAAAGCGCCCCATCTGCACTTTGATTTGATCGTTAATCCGCTTAATCCTTTCCTTCGGCATATCCTTCTCTAGCGCAATACGCTTCTGCGTGTTCAGTTGTGTAATGTTGTTGTTTACACTCTGCGCCATCCCAATCAGACGAGCGTCAGGATTGTCTTTCAGATAGTCAGATATTTTGCCGTGTTCAGGGTGTGCGCGTAGGTCTTTAATCTCATTCGCGTGTTCATTGATGCGGATGATATTTTCATAGTACTTCGCGGACTGACTAGCGGATTCCTTGGTATCGCCATAGAAGCGGCTGACCAACGGTATCTTGTATGACGGTAACTCTTCGCCTGTGTACATTGTCTGTACAGTCTGCGCACCCTTGGCAATCTCACGACCCAATCCACCAGTTGCCTGTCCAAACAAGTAGTCAAGCTGATCAGGCGTTGGGCTAAGTAAACCCTTCTTTCCGTACGTGCCGCCAGTTGCAAAATTCATATACTTGGATATTGCCTTACTCCAAGGTGTCGCGGTTTCCTTCATGCGGGTAAAGCCCGGGGTTGGGTGTAAACCTGACATATCTTCCTTGGCGATCCTACGACCAAACGAGTCGCGGTTCTCAATCAAGGCAAACATCGGATCAAGGACGGTTGGTGTAAGCGTTTGTACAAACGTACCGGAACCAAGCGGGTTAAACGACTCAGCCAATGACACGAACAGACCAGCCATCTTCTTCGATGCGTCCTTGCCACCGTTCAGAACCATTTCTGTCATGG